ATGGTCAGTTCGTTTCTACGATCGATGGCCCTGATACCGAAGATGACTACGCTGTTATTGTCGGCGGCACGATGCACTTCTGATGAAAAAGCCCTCACAGCAGTCGGTAATGGGTTTGATCCTGGCGGTGATGACCTTTGCTACTTCCTATCTTGGTTACGACAAGTACGAATCGAGCAAGGAACCTGCAAACGTGACGGTGAACGTCGAATCCATGCCTGCGAATAATCACGCTCATCGTTCGGTCGAGAGTATACAAGCGATGATTGATAAAGCTATAGAAGCTAGAATGCATACACATATTACATCAGAGGGACGTCACTAATTATGAACGAAGTAACTGATGATTTACACGAACTTAATACGAGAATTGCTTTAGTTGAAAAAGACCTTGCCGTAATAGCAGGTATGCGGAAATGGATAATGACCGGCGTTGTCGCTATTTTGTTACAAGCGGGTGGTATGTTATATACCTATGGTCAATTGACTGAGAAAGTTAACTCAATCGGTAGCGAACATATTCAATCTGATGTTTCTTCAAATCGAGCTGTACTTGCTGATCATAGTTCTGAAATTGAAGGCGTGCGAACAGAACAAGCACGTATTCGTGAAAGAATAGATCTTTTATCTGATCGAATTACTGTATTCCATCCCTAAAGCCTTTAGCAACGGGATGAAAAGGAACTCCATCCTTAGTTAGATTAGCATATTCCACAGTCACATTCATTCCGATATACAATTCCTTGTTTATCATAATTTTAAACTTTTCAGCTATAGTGCCTGGAGCACTGACTCGAAATGATTCTCCGTGCTTATCATCGCATACTAATATAGCCCATCCGTCTTTCGATGGTATAATATCTATAACAAAGAATTCATCATCTTCCCAGGCTTTGACCTTGACTAGGTGCTTGCTACGTTTTCCATCCTCGTAGCCTGTATCTCCCCACCTCAATATCGCACCTTCGTATCCTTGCTCGCGATAATCCTTAAAGTAGGCTATTAATTCCGCCGTAGAGCCGCATGCAGAGCCGTATACGGGGACTATAGACTCTCCCTTGGGGATACCCCTTATATACTCCGATCGTAGCGTATACGGCTCTGCAGAGACCGTATCGTAGACGTGGTATTTAAGCATCTTGGTATTTTCTTGCTTACGCTTAACCCAGGAGACGATAGTCTGCAGCGGGTATCCGTGGCAATAGAGTTCGCCATCTAGTATCTCGCCTGCTCCTAGTACAACATCGTCGAGTATGTGATCTATAGCTTCGATAGGTTTGCCGTTTCTGCTATACGCCTTATACACTCCGTCTTCTTGGTATATAAGGCAACGATTGCCGTCGAATTTAGGCTGGACTATAGCGTCTGTAAAATCTATATTCTTGACGTCTCTCAGCTTCTTAGCTAACATAGGCTTAGGCAGCCCCAGAGTATTAATAGCCCTAGTAATTTGCGCTAACTCTAAATCCATAGTATATCCTTTATCCCGCTGTTTGGATATCCTACTAGCCATCCTGGACATTATCTGCTCGTCTAGCGTATTAGTGCCTTTCGCTGTCTGTACTACTTCCGTCTTATACTGCATCGAGCCGCCTAACTGACCGTGTCGCATCGTTATGGTACTACCTATCGACGATATAGCCCATTCGCGCATCTGGCCAGTATTATCCCTTATGTAGAATACTGTTTCTTCTGTAATCATGTTAAGTCCCCTAATGTTTCATTTAAGTTCGTTATAGAGTTGACCGTTATCTTTCTCCAGGCACCTTGTACCTTGCCCTTAATTAGATACCAGTCCTCTCCTACCTTTCCAGTTTCTGCTATTACTTTACCTCCAAGTTCTTCGAATCTCCATCTGTTGATAGTACATATAATAGAATCTGTATCGTCCTCCACCGTCATATTGAGATACAGATGATCGGTTTCGATAAGCTCTCCATTCCTATTTTTGAGAAATGTATATTCATTGAGGTCTCTGAGGTTCCGATCCACAAGACAACCAACAAACATATACTCACCTGGGTCATCGATGGTCTCAATAGGAACAGGTGGTTTGTTAAGACCATAAGTCCTAGGATCAGTAAACAGCTTACCCCAATAATGGGTAGTAGGAAATAGCACGTCAAAGTTAGTCTCCGGATTTTCCATCATCTTCCAAAAGGATGGAGTAGTTGGTCGTTTGCCTTCTCGCATTCGAATGAAATCGGCAGCCTTCTTTTCGCCAATGCCCTTTACATTGATTAAGCCGCCTACTAGCTTACCATCTATTACCTGCCAATTGACGCCTGATTTAGCTGGATCGACAGGTAAGTATTCCATACCTTCGTGCTTGATCATATCCCTAAGCAACTTAATAGCATGTTCATCTCCTCTGGCATTATTGAGAGATGCTATCGCAAACTCAAGCGGGTAGTGTGCCTTGAAGTATGCGGTCCAGTATGAGATAAGTCCATAGCTTACCGCGTGACTTTTATTAAATGACCAGCTTCCGCTATGCGATATGTCGTTCCACACATCCTCGGCTTGCTCTTGATCTAGCCCAGTCTCTTTTGCTCCCTCGATGAACTTCTTCTTGAACTTTCCAAAGAACTCGTCTCCCAGGGATTTAGATGATGCTCTCCTTAGCGTTTGTACGTCTTCCCAGGAGAACCTGCCTATCTCTCTGGCTATCTCCATCATTTGCTCCTGATAGACCGTAACGCCGTGAGTGCTTGCTGTAAGCGTTTTGTGTACTGCGCCGTAGAAGCGTGGTTCTTCTTGTCCAATGTGATATTTAACGAAACGACTCGCACCGCCAGAGTTGAGAGCACCAGGGCGAGCCAATGCAGTAATCGCAACAATATCTTCAAAGTCATGTACTCCCATTTGTCTAGTTAGAGATTGAAGAGCGTATCCTTCAAACTGAAAGATTCCGTTAAGTCGCATATCGTTAAATATGCCGAACGCCTTTTCATCGTCAAGAGGAAGATTATACACATCCCTCTTGCTGATACTCGGAATCTGAGCTACGGTATCTTCAAGGATGGATAAGGTTCTAAGACCTAAGCAGTCAATCTTTAACAGACCGATATGCTCAGCGTCTCTCTTATCCATCATCATTATATCGTCTCTAGTATTGATACCTCCATAGTTGAAGAGAGATTCCGTAGCGACGATAATACCTGCCGCGTGTTTTCCAGAGTGAGCTGCATGTCCTTCAATTGATCCGACGAGTCGCATTTCCGGATATTTTTCAATGAATTCTTTTCCAGGATCAGTAGTGTCAAACGTATCACCAATACGCATAGCTGCTCTTGCGTCTCCTGAACTTCTTTCAATGATCGCTCCTTTGACTGCTTCTGTTTCATATTTAGGTATCCCCAGCCCTTGGGCAAATTCGCCGATAGCTGATTTAGGTTTTAGTTTATTTACTGTTCCGAGCGTTCTGACTTTGCCTCGTCCATATTTTCGGACCAGGTACTCAAAAACTTCATGTCTCTTCTTATCAGGAAAATCAATATCAATATCAGGAAGATCGAATCGGTTGACATCTATAAACCTCTCAAATAGTAGATTGTGCTTAATGGGATCCACCTCTGTTATATCTAACAGATAGCAGACGAGACTCCCAGCGGACGAACCTCTGGAAGGGCCAACTAACATACTCCTTTTGGCGAACTTAATCATATCAGCAGTAATCATGAAGTAGTCTTCATAACCTTTCTCTTTGATTAATTGTAGTTCATAATCAAGTCGTTCCATATACTCCATCTTACCTTTCATCTTTTTGGATTCAAGACACAGTATCTTAAGATCAAATTCTCCTTTCCATTTTACCATTTCTGCTTGTTGTATCTTAGCATTACACTCCTTAGCTAGATCATCGTAAGGCTGGGGTATAATATGCATAGGACCAGCACGATTGTTGAACATATAGTTATACCCAGTGCCTCGCTTCTTAGCACCCGCTAGGAGTTCGTATACAGCTCTGTCAGACGACTTCGGAAAGTAGTTCTCATAGATAGAGCCTAAGTTAATAAGCCCGCTATGAAGGTTCTCCACGTCTTCAGGGTATAGTCTAGGGAAGTAATAGAAGTTAGTCCAGGCGCGAGCGACTAGCTTGTATAGCTCGATCAATCCCTCGTCTGTCTTAGCGATAAAGGTATCGTATACCTGACTAGTGCGTCGCTTCCTATTCTCCTCTCTGGATACCCTAAGCCTGACTCCATAGATAGGCTTGAATCCGTGCTTCTCTGCTTCCTTCATTAGCGGGACATGACCGAAGGTATTATCCAGGTCGGCTATTCCCACTACTCCGTCGATAACGTACTTATGTATATCCTCCATATGAAGGAAGCATTGCCGAAACGAATACTCAGTTTTTAGAGCTATATTTATCATATAACCACCATCCTATCAAATAGATTATAGCTGCGCCAGTGTATCCTAATACAAACTGTAAAGGTTCACTCATTATTTCTCTCCATAAGCCAATGATAGCAACGGACTAAGGCGTGAACATCAGCCTTAGCTCTATGCGCTCCCTCGTGGGGTTTACCAGTAGCGTACTTATGTAGATTCGTTAGACTGATCCTACGCTGCTCTATAGGCATAGCCATCTCTACGGTACAGGTATGTATTCTCGGCCAGGGGAATTGAATCAATCTGTCGATACGGATTAGCTCGTTCGCTAGCATGCCACGGTCGAAAGCCACGTTATGTCCTATCAGTTCGTCGGCACCTGTAAAGAATATAGCAAGCTTCTCGTATTGCTCTTCAAAGGTAGGAGCATCCTTAAGCATATCATTCGTTATGCCGTGTATCTTGGTAAGCTCCTCTGTCAGCGGAATCTTAGGTTTGTAGTACGATTCATACTCACCTAATAGTTTGAAGTCCTCGTTGATCATACAAGCATATAATTCTACAATCTCCGGTTGTTCGTCGACGTGGTTAGCACTAGGCTTTAACAGCCCTGTAGTTTCTGTATCAAATAAGACTCGTATCATCGTGTATTCCCCATAGTTGGTTTAAGTCGCGTTGCATAAAATTAGATAGCTCGTATACACTATTCAAGTAAAAGGTGTGTAATCGTTTCCTTTCTCCGAAACCAGCAGGTGGTCGATTCTTTCTATTTAAATGAACGAAGTCTGGCATAAAATGTTTAGCACCTAAGAACTCTAGCAATTTCCAGTATGTCCATTTAGGATGATCTATTATATCATCCATTACTATGATATGTGTATCAAATCTATCATAGTATCTTCTGATAAGGTCTATGTAATATCCGTGTTCTAGATACCTGCCTCCATAAGGACCACCTCTTGGATCCAAATTAGCGTAGAACTTTTCTTCTGAATCAAAACAATCTAAATCAAAGTTCTCGATGCCCTCGGTTATAGCCTGGTCTAAAGTCCTAATCTCTCGACCAGGTCGCATCACTTTAAAATGGTTCCACGCAGATATGAACCGATCTATAGGATTCCGAATCATAATGACTATCTTCGTATCAGGATTGTATTCCTCGATGCGATCTGGTACGTATTTAACTAGTATGTTTTGTACTCTAGCCTCGCCGTAAAATGTCTCTCCGGTATGAGGAATATTATACACATCCCTCTTGCTGATACGATGTCCGAAAATTTCATTCCTATACCATTTCTCCCCTTTCCAATAATCTATTTCAAAAAACTTCGGTTCTTTGGGACGCGACATACAAATATCCGGATGCTGATCTAACCAGTTATGCATCGAAGTAGTCCCACACTTCTGGCCTCCTACTATCATAAAGAAATTATTCAGCATAGTCTATCTCCAAGATAAGCTCTAGACAGTGTATAGCTTTCTCTATATCGACGCGACCATTCTTACGTTGATGCCTAGATATATATCGCACTACGGAAGACTCCAAGCCTCCCATCTTATTAGCTCGACAGAATTCTACCGGCTGAATCTTAAGGTGTTTATAATGATCACCGCCGATTTGCTTATCAAGGGCGCTCATTGGGTCATCCCTCCTTTAGCTTGAGGATTAGCTTCATAATCAAAGGTGTCCCATTCTCGTTGGTAATAATCTTTTTGAGATTGATCACAAGCAGTACGATAATCTGATTTAACCGGACACTCTTTGTATCGAGGGAAAGCGCAGCTACCGTACCAGGCGCAATGAACTTTAATAAAATCCTTAGCCCAGGGGTGGACAGAGAAAACACAATCTCGCATTAGCTCGAACGCCCGCTGGTATTCTCCTTGAGTACGAAAGCACAAGCGGAGTAATCCCATATCATGGAGAGTCCGAAGATTGAGCTTTACGATAATGCTAGTAGAGATATTGGTCGGAAGGATACCACGGGCGTCTTGTATCGCCATATCGTTATCTTCGATCATAGTTCGGTAGTTCTCCATAGCTTCGATCGCAAAACTATCGAACATCTTTTTGCCGGAAGTATTAATCACCTCGTGGTTAGATACGTCGACAGTTCGTTGGGATTCCTGGGCGAAGCTAGCTGTTCTAGTTCGAACTAGCTGATGGGTAAAGGCTCGGGTCACTCCTGATAGCTCGAAGATATAATCCACGAACTCCCAGGACGACTGGATCGTATCCTTCATATAGGCAAGATGCTCTAGTTTCTTTTCTTCTGACCAGTGACATACATCGTCGAAAGTTTGTTCTCCCTGGAGGCGCGTGTTCTTAGTATAGAGCAGCGTCTCCAGAGCCCAGGTCGTTCTATTGATTAGTTCTACCTTCATTTTAGGCTCCTATGGATTTCATATTGGTCTTTATTGGCGAGTCGTTTAATAACATGTATGTCCTTATATACATCATCTAGAAGTATATTCCTCCAGGTAGCGAATCTACCTAGTGAGAATATTCCGTGTTCTAGAGTTAAAGTCAAGACGGTTCTGCGTCTTACGCTTTCGTCAATGCTTCTAATCTTACCACGTTCTTGCCTATGATTTGAAACTAACGTGTCGTAATGTAAATTGCTAAGACCGAATGATGCTAGAACTTGATCAATAGCATGTTGGTATATTTTATCCATTGATTCCATAATTAGATTATCACCTGTTATGCTAGCTCGATAACAATAAAAATGTTCGCCTGGATAATAATTAGTCATATAAACATCACACCTAGGGAACAACAATCTAGTGACATATATCTCTTGAGAATCAGAAAATTTGGAAACGATCGGCATTTCTAATAAATCGCAAAGAATGTGCAAAGGGATAGTGCTAATTATCGGTTGAAGTGTAAGCTGACAGCTCGCAACGAACTCCTTGTCCATTTTGATATTATATTGAATACGACCTTCGCATTGAGCTTTTAGTTGCTGATGAAAATCAGCCGGAGCGACCCATCGCTCTACGGTGTCCAAATCAGTAATCGAGCGACAGCTTACGATGCTCGATACTTTTTTGGAATAATCGATGATATGTTTATTGGATAATGGTTGGTGTCCGTGCTCCCAGACGTTTTTGTAGACGGTCACTTTCTTAAATGGTATTCCGACAGCCTCACCTATATCTGGTGAGCGGAATCTAAGTACAGCCTGGTGAGTTGTATCGTTATCACCAAACTCAAATATTTCAGCGTCTTGATTTAAAGCACCTGCTAAGGTGCCGGCTAGGCCTGCGCCTAAAATTATCATATTGATACTCCTGCCGTGGAGACCGACCCGATTGCCGGTCTCCCAACGCGCTTCGGTTAATTAGGCAGCGTGAATCTCGTTTGCCATAGAACGAATAGCCTGGTAAACACTTTCGTGCTTCAGGATGTTACCGGAAGTACCTTCCGCAGTCTTCAGGTACTCAGTACATTCCGCTTCGTTCATAGTGGGAGTAGCAACCAAAGCCTTCAGGAAACGAGATTTGAAACCAGCACGAGCGCCACCAGAACCTTTAGGCTTCTTGTAGCATTCCAGCTCGTTGGCTTTCGCAAAAGACCGGATAAGCGCGGCAGCTGATTTTTCGGAAACGCCAGCAGCTTTCTTCACAATAGCATCGAGAGCTTTTGTGAATACAGCTTCGTCGGCCAGGTCTTTTCCGTCCAGGATTTTCTCGACAATCTCTGTCTTTTCTTCCTTCGAGATTGCGTAACCGGCATCTACCATATAGGTATTGTAAAGCCTGGTTACATTCTTGAACGTAGCGCCAGCACCGATGAGGGCCATTTTGATGTCGTCCTCACTTTTGTCTGCGGCGACCGCAGTTTCAAAAGCTTCCAGGATGACGTCTGTTTCTGCAACTTCTACTTCTTCAGTTTCTGTGTTCATTGATGTCTCCATCATAAGTTCCTCGGTTCCTCCGAGTCGGTACTGCATACTATACTCCTATTTTCAGGAAAAGTCTAGTAATATTTTAAAAATCTCAGAATGAATACTCCTTCACCCTGGGGTATTTTCCCGTTTTGTCTATCATAATTCTATTGGGCGTCTTAAGCATATGACTATTATGGACAACGCCTAAAGCACTAGTCATATCCGGTAATCCCCTAAATGTTAACCAGTGTTGAGCCATATGGCCGGCATAGCCTTTATGTTCTATGCATACATATTCGTTATAAGTCCGTAGACCACAAGTGTAGACTACCTTAACCATACTCGGTGAATGCTTTTTATTATGAAGTAAATAATTTATGTCGCTAACCTTGAGCCATACTTTGTCTTTACCTCTAAGCACATCGACTTCTTGCGCGGTTCCTTTCAATAGAGTCTTGAACTGGAACTTATGTCCGCAAAATTCGCATATCTTTTTGGTCGGGTGGTGTATAGTATCGCAAGCAGGACAACGCTTGGTTATAGGCTCGCCCGTTGCTACACCCTTGCCTTTCTTCTTAGGCACTATATCGTTAATTGGTCCTAGTCTTTCGGTGTTGCCTGCGAAATCCAATATGAGGCAATGGTCTTTGCCTGGTGCGGGGCGAAGCCCTCGTCCAATGGTTTGGATGTGGATAACCGGACTTTTCGTTGGACGGAGCAAAGCGATGAGGTCAATCTCTGAATCATCGAATCCAGTAGTGAGGACATTGACGTTAACAATAGCCCTAAAAGTTCCAGACTTGTAATGATTAATAACAACATCACGATCGAAGTCCATCTTGGAATGAATAACCATAGTCGGTATCCCATTTTGACCTAACTCCTCTGCTATATTTTCAGCATGTTCTATATCTATTGCGAATACGAGCCACTTCTTATAGCTGGCTCCCTTAGCTATGATTTCCTGTATAGCCATCTTAGTAATTGAATCTTTATCTACTTTTTGCGATAACATCTTCTTATCAAAGTCACCGGCTACTGTACGAATGCCGTCAGTATCTAGTTCCATTTCAGTACAAGATGTCTTAAGATTACACAAGTAACCGTCTTTGATAAGCTGATTGAATTTGTCCTTAGAAGTCATGTCGTAAATCAGATCGTTGAAGATCGAACCTTCTTCACCGTAGATATAACCAACACCTAAACGGAATGGAGTAGCGGTAAGTCCAAAGTATCTAGGGTGTTCTAAACCGGCAAAGAACTTTCTGTACATAGTATTTTTGCCGGGCGGTATCAGATGACATTCATCTATGATAATAAACTTGTACTCGCTAAAGTGTTTAGGGATTCTAAACACAGACTGGATGCCAGCTACAGTTACCTGTTTTCTTTCCCGCTTCTTCAGTCCGACAGAATAGATACCTACATCTATTCCGGTATGGAATTTGATCGAGTCGTAATCTTGCATCAGTATCTCCCTAACGTGGGATAGAACTAATACATTAGTCGTAGGCCACCTAGCAATGGCCTTCAGTATAATATCGGCAAGTACGACCGTCTTGCCTGAACCCGTGGGCATAGCTACTAGCGGGTGGTTGTCCGGATTGTTCTTCATATAGGTGAAGACTTTCTCCGAGATTGGTTCCTGATATGGTCGTAGATCAAACATTAATCGCCGTTAGCTCCCATACCACATTTACGGTCAGCTACGATATCGTGATCTACTGGAGTATCAACTCCGATCATAGATATGCTATCTATAGATGGTTCATACTCTCTGAATATAGCGGCCATCATCTTCGCTAAATTGATACCATCTTTCACATGTATAGTTATGCTTCTTTCGGCCATTAGAATACCTCACTTAGTTCGTAGTCGCCACAGCCCAATAATTGATCTTCTCTATTAAGCCAGTGCCCGTATAACTCGCAGCTCCATTGCCCTTTCTCTTCAATATTGACGTGCTTACAAGTACGACAATTTCTATTGATCTTTGCCCCTCTATGACAGATAGGCTTAGCATCGCAGAACTTACATTCGAACCAGGTCACTTCGCCGATCTTCTTCGGGGCAAATTCCGCAGTCAATATATTGAACCCTTTCGACATACAATCGTCGTGAGTCTGTTGATCGTATTTGATTCGTTCATAATGCCTTTCTTCGTTGTCCTTATTGGTTACGATGAAAAGACAGCGGGTCAGTTGTAATTCTCCCATATACGTATGGATCTGACCCCAATACCCAGGGTTGCTAACTCTCAATCCGTTCTTGACGTAGAGAGCGAACAGTTTCTTATTCATTGTCTTGATTTCGAGAAGGTGCATAGTCTTCTCGGCTCCAGGTATCTTAATGGCCATTCCGTCAGGATGACCTTTGATATGTCCGGTACTATCGACCACTTCTAATTGCTGTTTAAGCACAAACCTAAC